TGGAAATACTTATACAGCTTCATCATTATTCTTAGGAAGTTCAGAAGTACAAGAAACTGCTGATGTTGCAGTAAATAATCTTACACTTAAATTCTCAGGTGCAGATTTAACAATCATATCTTTATTACTTAACAATAACTACATGAACAAACCTGCAAAAGTTTATAGAGGTTTCTTAGATGATAGTCAGGCATTAATAGCTGACCCATTTCTTTTATTTGATGGAAGAATATCTAGTTTTACTTTAGAAGAAAATGCAACAACATCATCTGTTAATGTTATTATAGCTTCTCATTGGGCAGATTTTGAAAAGACTTCAGGAAGAAGAACTGCTGAGAACTCACAAAAATTACATTTTCCTAATGACAAAGGAATGGAGTTTGCAAGTAAAACTGCACAAAAGATTAAGTGGGGTTCTGCATAATGAATGATTTATATAGAATAGTACATCTGTATAGACAATTTCCTAAATACAATGAATACACTTATGAAGATTTAGTCAAAATGATAACTCCCTCTTTAAACTTAGATCAATACCAGATTCATAGAGTTGGCACAGAAGATGTTGGATATACAAACTGGGCTTTTTTAAGTGATACAGTTGAACAAAGATTTAAACTTACTGGAAGATTAAAAGCTAATGAATGGAATTGTGGAGATAATGTTTGGCACATTGAAACAATAGCTAAAAGTCATTTAAGAGAAATTATGAAATGGACTAAAGAATATTTTAGAACAAAATTACAAATTAACCAACCAATTAAATGGTTAAGAATTAAAGATCATACAATTTATAGAAGATCAGAAAAATATAAAAGAGAATTTCATATACACGCATGATAGATTTATTTAACTCAATATCTACTTTAGCTAATAGGATTTTTGATAATCTTATTAATGGAACTGACATTCCACTTTATACTTCTGGTGCTGATCCATTTACTGCTGCGATTATACAATTCGTAATAGTAACTGCAATAAGTTATGTAATTGCACCAAAACCTAAAGCACCAAGATTTAATGCACAAGATGAAATTAAAGGTGTTACTGTAAGTAAAGATTCTAATAACAATCCTATTCCAGTTGTTTATGGAAAAAGACAAGTTGGTTTAACTAGAGTATTTGTAGAATCTTCAGGAACAGATAACCAATATCTTTATGTAGCTGGAGTATTATGTGAAGGTGGTGGGGCAGGAATTACAGCAATAGATGAAGTTTATGTAGATGATAAACTAGTAACATTTGATGGTGCTTTAACTGATGGAACAGTAAGAGGTGTATCTAGTGCAGATACTAACTTCTATAAAGGTGGGGAATCTTTAATATCTATTCAAGGATTTTTTGGATTAGACAATCAATCAGCTTCTTCTTTGCTTGACGAAACAACTAACTGGACTTCAGATCATAAACTATCTGGTCTTGCTTATGTTGCTTTAAGATTTAAATGGAATCAAGATGCTTTTAATGGCTTACCAGAAGTTAGAGTAACTGTAAGAGGTAAGAAAATTTATGACCCTAGATTAGATTCTACTAAAGGTGGTTCTGGTTCACATAGACAAGACGACCCTACAACTTGGGCTTATTCTGCTAACTCATCATTAGTTCTTTTAGATTATTTAAGAAATAACAGATATGGAAAAGGATTACCTAATGATGCCTTTGAAACTAATTACGATTCATTTAAGACTTCTGCAAATACCTGCGATACACAAGTAACTCCTTATACTGGTGCAGTAAGCGATATAAACTTATTTGAAACAAATGCAGTTATAGATAGTGAGAAAAAAGTATTAGAGAATGTAAGAGAACTCTTAGTACCTATGAGAGCAATCTTTAATTACACACAAGGTAAATACAAAGTTATTATTGAAGGTACTGGTTCATCACAATTACTATTAACTAAAGATAATGTTGTTAGCGAAGTTAAATTACAAGGTGAAAGCAAATCAGAAAAGTATAACCGAGTTATTGGTACTTTTACAAACCCAGAAAAAGATTATCAATCAGATACAGTTTCATATCCACCATTTGATGATTCTGCTTTAGACCCAGCAGATCAACACGCAACAATGTTAAGTGATGATAACAATACTTTATTAGAGAGAAGCTTTGATATGTTGCAAGTAACTTCTCCATATCAAGCAGAAGAAATTTGCGAGAACATATTAAAAAGATCAAGAAACAATTTAAAAGCAGAAGTAACAGTAACTTCAGAAGCACTTAATTTATCTATTGGAGATATTGTAACAGCTACTTATGATACAGCAGGATTTAGTGCTAAACCATTTAGAGTAATGTCTTTAGCTATCAATTCAGATTCAACAGTAACTTTAGGATTAGAGGAACATCAAGATAATTTTTATACTTGGGAAGAAAAAGGCGAAGCACCTACTATTGCTGATACTGTATTACCAAATCCTTTTTCTGTATCTGCACCAGCATCAGTTACTTTAGATGACCAATTAATAGAATATTCAGATGGAGTTGTTATTACTGCTTTAGATGTAACTATTGGTGCATCACCTGATAACTTTGTGGATTACTACCAAGTAGAATATAAACTAAGCACAGAATCTACTTACCAAGTATCTGGTCAAGTCAAAGGATTAAATCATAGAATACTAAACGTGGTAGATGGATTAACTTATAACGTAAGGGTTAAGGCATTTAATACACTATCAGTTCAATCAACTTATACTTCTGCAACAAGAACTATTATCGGTGGAATAGCACCACCAGCAGATGTTGAAGATTTTGCTTGTAATATAATTGGTGGAGATGCACATTTATCTTGGACGCAAATACCTGATTTGGATTTGGCATACTATCAAATAAGATATTCAACACAAACAAGTGGTGCTACTTGGGCTAACTCAGTTTCATTAGTTGAAAAAGTTGCAAGACCAGCAACAAGTGTAACTGTCCCTGCAAGAGTAGGTTCTTATCTTATCAAAGCAGTTGATAAGAATGGAAATTTATCTTCTAATGAAACAATCATAGCAACTAATGTTGTAGCAATAGGAAACTATAATGCTATCGCTACACAAATTGAATCCCCAACATTTTCAGGAACTAAAACAAATGTATTTTTAGATGAAGATAATAATTTAAGATTAGATTCTTCAGAACTTTTTGATTCTGCAATAGGAAATTTTGATGATGCAACTGGATTTTTTGATTCTGGTTTAACTGCTACTGACTTATATGCAGAAGGAACTTATTTATTTGCAAACCCAGTAGATATAGGTGGAGTTTATACAACAAGAGTAACAGCTTCTATTACACAAAGTTCTGATAACTTAGATGACTTATTTGATTCAAGAACTGGCGATTTTGATGATGCACAATCTAACTTTGATGGTGATACTCCTGCAAATTGTAATGCTCATTTAGAAATTGCTTTATCTGATGACAACATAACATACACTTCATTTAGAAACTTTGTCGTTGGCGATTACACAGCGAGATATTATAAGTTTAGATTAAAATTAACATCATTTGATTTATCATCTACTCCAGTTATAAGTGCTTTATCAGTTAATATTGATGCACCAGATAGAATATTTAGTGGTAATGATATTGTTTCAGGTGCTGGTACATATACAGTAACATTTACAAATCCATTTTATTCTGCTAACTATGCTGTTGGAATTACTGCTCAAAGTTTAGGCACAGGAAATTATTACGATATAACAAGTAAAACAATTTCAGGTTTCGGAATAACTTTTAGAAATAGTGGTGGAACTGCGATTAGTAAAACATTTGACTACCTTGCAAAAGGTTATTGATTAAGATATTAGATAGAACATGGCACAACATTCAGATTATAACATAGCAAATCAGGGCTTCCCAGCTTTTAGAAGTGATTTGAACAACGTACTTTCAGCAATCAATACATTAAACTCAGGAACATCTAGACCAGCTTCAGCAGTTGCAAATTCTCTTTGGTTAGACACAACAACTTCTACTGCACCAATTTTAAAATATTATGATGGAACTGATGATATATCTATTTTACAAATTGACCACACAAACAATACAGTTAATTTATTTGATTCATCAACTTCATACGAAACAACTGCTACTTCTGCTGGAACAAAAACATTAACAGTAACAAGTGGCTACAAACAATTTTTTACTGGTACAACCACACATACAGTTGTTATGCCAGTTACAAGCACATTAACTCTTGGACAAAGTTTTGAAATACACAATAACTCAACTGGTTCACTTACTATAAATTCTTCTGGCTCTAATTTAATTGGTACTTTAGTTGCTGGTTCAACTGCTATACTAACTTGTATTTTAACTTCTGGCACAACAGCTTCTTCTTGGGATTATTATGTACCTGCACCATCTCTTTCATATTCTAGTGGAACATTTACTGGTAATGGTTCTTCAACAACAATAACAATTAGTTCAGGTAGAGCAGTTAATGATGTATTAGTATTTGTAAATGGTATCTGCTTAGTTCCAACAGATGATTATACAATTTCTGGCACAACCCTTACATTCGCAACAGCACCAGTCAATGGTGGTGAAATCACAGTAAGATATTTACCAATTTAATATCATGGGTGCTATAACTAGAGGTGTAGCCAATGGAATAACAACAAGTGGAGTTGTTTTAAAATCTATTATTAATAATGATAGTATGGATAATGTTACAGCATTTCCTTCAGGAATACCTGCTGACAGCATTACATTTATATCTTCTCAAACTGCATCAAATAGTGCTTCATTAAGTTTTACTTCAGGATTAACTTCAACTTATAAAGCATATAAGTTTGTGTTCGGAAATATTCATGCAAGAACTGACAATGTTCCTCTTGAATTTAATTTTAGTACAAATGGTGGTTCTACTTATGCAGTAACTAAAACAAGCACATTTTTTAGATCATATCATGCAGAAGATGATTCTGCCACTTCTTTGGGTTATCAAGGTGCGTTTGATTTAGCACAATCTACATCATATCAAGCAATAACCAATGGTTTAGGAAATGGTGCTGATGAAAGTGGTGCAGGAACATTAATAATTTTTAATCCTAGTTCAACTACTTACGTTAAACATTACATAGGAAGATCAATTATTAATGAACAATCTGATTTATGTATGGAAGGTTATTCAGCAGGATATGCTAATACCACAAGTGCTATCAATGCTATTCAGTTTAGAATGTCATCAGGGAATATGGACGGTACAATTTATATGTATGGAATAAAATAATGGGTAGCATAACAAGAAGTTTCGCAAACAATATAGGTTCATCTGGCATACTTACAGCTAGTGCTGTTACCAATGCCACAGTAGAAGATGTTACATCTTTTGATAATGCCACAAGTCCAGCTACCTTAGTATTATTATCAACACAAACTGCTAGTGCATCAGCTAATATTTCATTTACGACTGGGATAGATAGCACTTATGATGAGTATATATTTAAGTTTATTAATATACACCCTGCAAACAATGATTTTAGTTTTCAATTTAATTTATCTACTGATGGTGGTTCTAATTATAATGTTACAAAAACTACTACATCATTTAGAGCATATCATAATGAAGCTGGTACTGACACATTTTTAGGTTATGATGGTGGTTTTGATTTAGCACAATCTACTGGTTTTCAACCAATTACAACAGGCATTGGTAATGCTAATGATGAAAATGCTAGTGGAACTTTAACTTTATTTAACCCATCTTCAACTACTTACGTAAAACATTTTATAGTAACATCAAATAAAACATCTAATACATATAATTCAAATGATTATATAGCAGGATATGCTAATACAAC